CTTTTTTTTCAGTATCACGCTCATTTCAGGAGGGGATTTTGGGGATTGGGACTCACCATCTCACTCAATTACCTCATATTTTTCATTATTCTTCACACAAAGTTTTTCATTAAATCTGTTATACAAAGATTCAAGCAATACAGGCTCTAATTTCTTATAGCAATCCTTAATATTATAATTTGAGCATATGTGCACAACTACATCCGAAGCTAATTGTAACGATCCCCCCTTAACATTTACCTTTGTACTACCATCACAGATTCTATTTAGCTCTTGAACTGTCAATTGCCCTTTGAACTCATCTAAATACAAATTTTTCTCTCCGTTATAGCCTATCCAATCATTGTTTAAAGGAATTTGGAACCAGTTTGTCGGGTCATTTTTAATTTGCGTTTTTAGCCTATAAGTCTTACCTGAATTAGATTCACCATAATACCATATATGCCTTTTTTTTTCTATGTTTAAATCTATATCTTCATTTGCCTTTCTTTTGTTTTTTAACATCCTATATAAGTTTTGATTCTTAACAAAATTCGCCAATTGTAAACCAGTTATAATTCCCTTTTCCAATAGTTCCAAAGCATCTGTCTCTAACTCTGCAACTCCTATTTTTTTCGATTGTTTTTTCTTTGCAGCTTCTATATTTATATTTGTTATATATTTTTTGCCTTTAGCTACATAACCTTGAACCGCATGCCATGACTTAGCTATTTGGTAATTTCCATGATACTCTTTACCTTCAAAAATGAAATCAAACCTATCCTCCTTAAATCTAATTCTCCTTTCATGGATTTTTATAAAGGCATGTAAGTGGGGACTACCATCCTGATGCTTCTCTTCACAAACAACATACTCCTCTATGGTAAGTCCCCATTTTGAAAGCAACTTATCCCTTATATCATCCAAGCACGATTGAGCATCCGCAGGACAGTGGGGAAAGGTCAAAAACCATCCTTTAGACTTATTATCGCTCCCTACCTGAGACAACGCCGTTTTCTCAGACTCTTTCCTAGCTGGGCTTTCCGGGTCCATTTTGCGTGTAATATTATACGCAAAATGGACCCGGATTAATTATTTTTTTTTTCAAAAAAAATAATTAATTTTAATCCATATCTCAGCCAAATTAACCAATCAAATTACGCCAAAATCCTATTGGGGATTGGCACTTCGTCCCAATCCCCAAAATCCCCCCAACATCCACTCGCTCCAACGACGCCAGGGGATTACGGGATGCTAATTACAGTCACATTCCTGAATTGACTGCCACACTATTTCCACACAATTTTCCGAACAATAAAGAATTTCATTCTTTATCTAATTACCCATTCCCAAACCTCTTTTTTTAATAATTAATTAAATAATTAATTTAATAATTAATATCTTTTAAAAATAATTATAATAAATATCTTTAAGCCTTAGATTGTTTATATAATAAATAAATATTTATCTTAATCTTATAACTCGGCTGATTCTTAAAAACATACATAACCTTATCAAATGCATCATCTTGAGATACTTCATTCTGAAGCGTAAAAGCACCTACCAAATCTTCATCCGTATTTCTATAAGAACCTGTTGCTCCATAAGTTCTCCAATACCTTACAATCTTATTATTAGGATCTAATAAAACACTCTGATTATTTGTCTTAACTTGAGAAAGAGTCTGTGCAGTAGAATCTCCAGCTCTATAAGAAACCATTGCTATTGATTCTAATACATCAACATCTGCATTTAAATATTTGGTAGTTTTAGCTATTTGCTGATTCCTAACATCCGGAGTTATTTCAACTCTTATTCCTGTTATTTTATAATAACTAAATAAACCAGCTAATACATTTTTATATGAATATCCTGCCATTATTTGGGCCAAAGTTATAATATTATTATTTGTTGAATCAAAATACATATGCGGATTATTAGCCGCATAAGGAAACATCAATCTTGAATAATATTCAGCCTTAACTCTAAAATAAGATGAATTATTTAAATTTTTATATCTCCTATAGAACTTCCTATAATACCTCCTTTTTTTAGTCCGAGCCATTTTTTAAATGAAATAATTTTTAAAAAAAT